CCAGGCAGCCGCCGGAATTGACGGATTTGCTTTGGGACTTGGCGGAGGATCCGCGACCGGATTTGGAATGATCGACGCAATTGCCGCCGTTGGATCAACATTGGTTTCGTCGGCGCAAAGAATGATTTCAGACGCCGCAAAGACATTAAAAGAAGCAAAGAATCAATTGAATGATTTGTTTTCGCAATACGGATTTAATATTGACAAAATTACAATGAGTCGATCGTTAACCTTGGCGCAATACAATGAAAGGATTCAAGAATTGAAAAAATTAATGTCTCAATATAATTTTGGGACCGAGGCAAATTTACAACGGGCAATTATAATTTTAAATAAATCAACAAGAGGCGCAAATGGATATGTTTCGAGTTTAAGAAATGGAGGTAATTTAACAAAAATTAATTTCGGGGATGAGGTTAATCGGTGGTCAAGTCGAAATCGAATTGTTTCAACCGAGGAATTTGTCAAACGATTCGGATCCGCCGTTGACGAAGCAAACAACCATTTGTCAACAATGATTCATGAAATGGCGCATGTAATGGCAAGATCAAATGATCCAAGACATCGAGAATTTTTTAATAAATTAAAAGAAATAAGAGTTTCATATCGCGCGGATATTGCAAAATATCAACAAGCCAACAATTATAAGGCGTACAACGAAATATATTTGGGACGATACGCAAATCATGACATTGACGAATTTTTGGCCGAGGGTTGGACCGAATATCGTTTGAGTTCAAATCCGTCACAATATGCGCGTTTAATTGGCGAATTGATTGATCAAAACTTTAAATCTTAAAAAATGAGTAGTCCAAAAGAAAAAACATTCATTTGCAATAATTGCAAACATTTGCGTTTAATTTCCGGGGGTTGCGACGCATTCCCAGGAGACATTCCGTTCGGAATGGGCGTTTTGTTTATGCACGACAAGCCAATTCCAGGTCAAAAGAACAATATTGTCTTTGATCGAGGCGAGGCAAAAATGGAGTAATTTTTAAAATTTGTATATTTACAAAAATTTTTATCATGAATCAAATATTATACAAAGCGGCGCCCGTTGGCGAATTAATTGACGCGGACGAAAAGGCCGGAATTATAAAAGGTTACGGAAGTTATTTCGGGAATAAAGACTCGGACAATGACGTGATCATGAAAGGAGCGTATAAAAAAACAATTGCAGAAAACGGCGATCGAGTTAAATATTTGTATCAACATGACATGAATCAACCAATTGGAAAAATGACGGAGTTATACGAGGATGACAAAGGTTTGGTTTTTGTTGCAGAAATTGCAAAAACACAATTGGGAAAAGACGTTGTTGAATTAATGAAGTCCGGAGTTATTACAGAAAATTCGGTTGGTATAATGCCAATTCAAAAAACAAACAAAGACGGATTTCGTGAGATCAACGAAGTTAAACTTTACGAAATTAGCGCCGTTACATTGGCCGCAAATGATCAAGCCAAGATTTTGGATGTCAAGGGAAATATTGACGTTGAAAAACTTGCAAAAAGATATGATAATTTATCAAAACTAATAAGAAAAGGAGAAATTTCCGACGACATGGGATTCGCCATTGAAGCGGAAATATTAAAGTTAAAATCATTATTTATTGAATTCACAAAGCCGACGGAAATCGTCACTTTGCCGAATGTTGAAATAAAAAACAATGATTCGGAAGTGTTAAACTATTTATTAAATTCATTAAAAAATTAAAAAAATGGACGATAAAATGAAAGACCAATTGGATTCAATAAGCAAATCCATTGATCAAAAAATTGAAACGAGTAATATTGAGATCGTTGAAACTTTAGTTGCAAAAACAAATGACGTTGTTGCGACAGAGGTTAAATCAATTAGCGACAATATTAATCAAAGACTTGATGCGATAGAAGTATCAAACAAAAAGAATTTCAGTTCGCCAAAGAGAGCAACGTTTAAAAATGCTTTAAAAGAAGCATTGGACAACGGCGCAATTGAGGGACTGCAAAAGGGATTGGATTCCAACGCGAGATTTGTTGTAAAAGCAAACATGACGACGGGAGCGGATTTTACCGGAGAAGTAATTCCGGCGAGTAGAGTTGACGGATATAAATTTGATCCAACAAGTCCAACGCACATAAGACAATTATTGGCACAAGGAAGCACACAAAGCGACGTTGTTCGTTACGTTAAAGAATCGTCGTATTCAAACGGATCAGCAGCAAAAGCAGAGGGAGCGGAATTGAATCAAAGTGACTTTGATATGACGGCGGTTGACGCAAACGTTAGAAAAATCGGGACTTATTTCCGAATTTCTGAAGAAATGTTAGCAGATACTCCACAATTGACAAGTTATATTTCAGCAAGAGCGCCGGAAAAACTTATGCAAGTTGAGGACGATCAAATATTGAACGGAAACGGATCATCGCCGAATTTATCCGGAATTATTACGGACGCGGCGTCATTTAGTGCCGGAGATTTAGCAAATTCTGTTGAAAGTGCAAATGAATTTGATGTTATTGTTGCAGCGTTAAACCAATTAGCAGCGTCTAATTATGAAGCCGATACAATTTTATTAAATCCAAGCGATTTTCACAAAATACTATTGTTAAAAGATTCGTCAAACAACTATTTAAAAGACCAAGTTTATAACGGCATTTCGCCGGTATTTATGGGCGTTAAAGTTGTTCTTAATACTGCAATCTCGGCCGGAGATTTCCTAATCGGAAACTTTGGTGTTGGGACTCAATTGTGGGTTAGAGACGGAATCAACGTTGAGTTCTTTAAAGAGGACGGAATCAACGTCAGAGAGGGATTTGTAACAATCCGCGTTTCTGAAAGAGTTGCATTGACCAACTATTTACCGAACGCATTCGTTGCCGGAGATTTCACAACTGCAAAAGCAGCATTGGAGACTCCATAAATTCGGGATCAAAACCATGAAATGGGGATCGCATTAATTTGCGGTCCCTTTTTTTTTGATTAAATAAAAATTCATTATCTTTGCATTGAACGTGTTGATCGGATCCGTTGTTGGAGTTTCCGGTCTTAGTTTTCCCAACTCAAGCCACGTTCACTTGAAAATCCTGGTTGGCCATTAATTTGGCTTTAATCGGGATTTTCTTCTTTTATTCCCTTTTAATTATAACTATTCACTATTTATTTTTTTTGTATATTTGCAGAGTTCCGCCGAGTGGCTTGTCTTGTCAAAGAGGGCATTTCCGGCACGAAAATCCTCTTGTTTTCCGGCGGAGTAAAGTTTTGGAGTTAGAATCGTTAATGGCTTTGCAATGCAAATTGTACGGCCGCGATATTGTTTTGGGAGCGCCTTAAAATGTTCTCGAAACTTGTCAAATGCGATTTTGACTCCATTACGATTTTATAATGAGATCGGTTTTTTTTTCTACAAAACAACACGTTGATTTCCAGGAGGTTAAATAAAAATTGAAAAAATATTTTAAAAAAAACTAAAAAAATTCTTTTAAAAGTCAATAATGTTCTTATCTTTGCATCAAACAAACATTAATAATTAAAATTTTTATCATGCAAACATTAAACGAAACAACTCAAAAAGAAATCAGAACATTCAAAAAGAACGTATTATCAAATCTTGAAAGATCAATGATCGGAGATTTAAAAACAATCATTGACGTTGTGAGATACAACGACACAAATCATTCATTGATCAACGCGTCAAATGTATCAACAAACTTTAACAGATTAGAAAATTTCATTTGCGGAATTTATGACGGGTTTTTATACAACAAAGGAATCAACAAGGAAATCAAAACAATCGAAGATTTTTTCAGATCAAACGAAACGGACGAAAAAGTTATGTTGTATCGAGTATTTTCAAGCGTTGAAAACCTTGTTAAAACAATAAACAATCGTTTGGATGAAATGCCAGGTTTTGAGATTTCAGAAAACGACGCACATGCGCAAAACTTTTAAAAAAAACATTAATCAAAGGGATCAAATTTTTGGTCCCTTTTAAATAAAATCAAAATGGTTACAAGAAACAATTTAACAATTATACATGAAAAAGTAAAAGGATCAAAAACAATCCATGTTCATGTTTATACAAAAGAACAGATCGAAAATCACAACGCAAAAAATAAATTCAATCGTTTGTTTGAAAACTTATTGTCGGCGTTTAATATAAAGGGCGTTTAAAGCGTTTTAAGAGGTTTAATTTAAAAAGATATACAAATGGATTACTTAAATTATTTAGATCCGGCAAACGAGCCGGAGTTTGAATGTAGCGTTTGCGGACGTCCAATGAGCGAGGACAAGGGAGTTTGCTCAAATGTTTGTTTTGAAGCCGATATGTTATGAATCAAAAACATTTAAAATATTTAATCGCCGGATCAATGATCTATTTTGGATTAAGACAATTCGTTTTGTTTTATGATTGGTATTGTACAATTTATTTATTATTTATTGCGTTTTGCGTTTTAAGAGTTAAAGATTAGTTTTATTTATGTTGTTTGATCGAGCGTCCGTTTTTATGGGCGCTTTTTTTTTGTTGTACCTTTGATTTATGACCACGAACATAATTGGTTGTATTGCCGAGTACAAATTTGCAGTTTTTGCAATGGAGCGCGGACTCCAAGTTTCATTCCCTTTATTAAATACGTCGCCTTATGATTGTATTGTCGAATCGAAAACCGGACTTTATAAAATACAAATTAAATCAGTCAAGAAAACCAGGAAAAACAATCGCGTTTTTTTAAGACATGCAGACGGAAAATCTTATAAAAATAAAGACGTTGATTTTTTTGCGGTTTATTTTGAAAGAATGAATGGTTTCTTTATTTTCAGATATGCAGACGTCAAACAATCCGTCAAATTAGATTCAAAGAAATATTTAAAAAATTTTAATAACTTTGCATTACTTTAAATGTTTTCATATTTGTTTTGATTAAAAAGGCGTCAAATTTATGTTTGGCGCTTTTTTTTTATCTTTACAAAAAATATTTATCATGAAAGTAAAATGTAAAACCACAATTTTAAGAGACGGAAAACGATTTGAAGCCGGAGACAAAATTGATTTACCGGTTGCAATTGCTGCAAGTTGGATCAAAAAAGGTTTGGCGGAAAAAATATCCAAAAAACAAAATAAAGATCAGATCGAAACCAAGGAATTAAAGGTCGAACATGTTGAAATAAAAAGCGATGACGGAAATTAAAATCACACAAACCGGGAGCGTTGTCGTCGAGTTATCAGAAATCAAAAATTATTTAAGAATTGATTTTGATTATGACAACGATTTATTGGAGGCGATTTTATGGCAATCAACAATTTTTTGTGAAAATTATATTTCAAAAGATATTGTTGAAAAAACAAGACTTTTATTTTTAAGCGAAACCGAAAAAAATATTCTTTTACCATTTGGACCGGTTAAACAAATTATTTCAATAGTTGACGAAAACGATGTCAACATTCCTTTTCAAATTTTAGGAATTAACAAAGAAAATATTGAATTTGATTCGCCAAAAAAAAATGTTTTTGTTAAATACGAAACGGAGGGGATCCGAAATTCATTAACAAAACAATCAATTTTGCAATTTGCCGCGACATTGTACGAAAACCGAGCGGATTTTGATCAAGATTCAAAAAGCGTCCAGGAAATACCAACAAAAGTCAAAACACTTTTGACATCACTTAAAACAATGTTTATTTAATGCAGCCGGGAAACTTAAATAAAAAAGTTTATTTTTTTAAATTCATAAAACAAAGCGATAATTTCGGAGGTTTTAAGAATACAAGAAGTTTTTATCTTGAATTATGGGCCAACGTCAATCATAAAGGCGGCGAAATTGTTGATACATTCGGCAAACGCGAAATTGATCGACAAGTTGAAATCATTTTGCGAAATGATCCCGGAGATTCTTATAATATAAATATCGGGGATGTTGTTAATTTGAGCGCGTCAGATTCAAAATTTGATTACAGAATTAACGAGGTTTTTTTAATAAAAGACGATAATTATTTAATAATAAAAGGAACGCAAGGATCAAAGGAATGAATATAAAAATAAATCAATCGGATCTTGGCGCCTTAAAAAATAAAATGGACAAATTAAGGGCATTCAGCGGACAAAAGTTGGCGAATGAAATTGGTCGAACGGGTTTGGAAATTGTCGGAATGGCAAAATCACAAGTTCCCGTTGATACCGGTAAATTAAAACAATCAATAAAAGCAGAAAAAAAAGGAAAAAAAGTTGAAATCGTTGCGGCGCAAGATTACGCGCCTTATATTGAATTCGGGACCGGGGGAAATGTAGATTTTGACGATATGATCCAACTTGGAATTCCGGCAAGTTATGCATCACAATTTAAAGGTCAAAGGCCTGGAAATTTGAAGCCAAGGCCGTTTTTCTTTGGATCCGTTAGAGTTGGATTTAATAACATGTTAAATCGATTAAAAAACAATTTAAACAATACTATCAAATGAGGTCATCAATGCGATTTATACGTCAACAAATTATTTCAGCGCTTACAAATCAAGTTGTTGTCAATAGTCAAACAATTGGCGTTTATAATCGAATTCCGTCAGACGCAAATTATCCGTTGATTCGGGTTTATTCGGTTTCATTAAATGAATCGGACCAAAATCAATCGTCATTTATTACGCAAGGAATTACAAGAATTGAAGCGATTGCGAGATACGAGTCCGACGACGGAGGGGATCTCGATGTTAATTTAATGGTTGATCAAATTTTAAGCATTGTCAGATCAAGGCCGCAAATGTTTACGCAAGGAAATGATTTTAATATTTTTACAAGCGTAAACAATGGAGTCAAGTATTTAATTGACGATTTAAAAGATCGCACATATTACCGGGCAATTATAGAAATACAAAATAAAGTCGAACAATTAAATTAATTAGAAAAAAATATAAAATGACAGATCTAAAAGTTTACGCGTTAAACGCGTTTTCGCTTGTTGTTTCTTTTACGCACATTGAAAATTCATTAAAAATAATTTTATTAATTGCGTCAATAGTTTACACAATTCAAAGAATAAAACAAGAAAATAAAAACAAAAAAAATTGAGGGAAATCAATAAAATAATAATTCATTGTTCGGCCACAAGAGAGGGACAAGAAATGAGCGTTGAAACGATCAGATCTTGGCATTTAAAAAGAGGTTTTTCGGACATTGGTTATCATTACTTAATCCATTTAAACGGATTGATTTCTTATGGCCGAAACATAAAAAGAAGCGGCGCACACACAAAGGGACAAAATAAAAATTCAATTGGAGTTTGTTATGTTGGCGGAGTGGAGTCAAAGAGAGGCGCAAATGGAAAATTTATTGCTAAAGATACAAGAACGCCGGATCAAAAATTGGCGCTTTTAGATCTATTAAAAACGCTTAAAAGATTAAGTCCAAACGCGACAATCCATGGCCACAATGAATTCGCCGCAAAGTCATGTCCATGTTTTGACGTTAAAAATGAATATTGTAATATTTAAAAAATGCCTGGAGACTACAAAAAAAAGAATGGAACAACGAGAGTCGGAGACGCGATCCGTTGGTTGGTAAACCAAGGAAAAAACGTTGCGCCGGAAATTCTTGACATTGCCGGATCAATAACCGGGATCGAGGGATTAAATATTTTAAGCGACAAAATAAAGTCAGACGGAAAATTGTCAGATAAGGACAAAGAAATGTTGTTGGCAGAGTTGCAATTTGATATGATCGAAATGCAAGAGTTGACAAAACGTTGGATCTCGGACAATTCCGCGTCATGGTGGACAAGAAATATTCGGCCCATGACATTGGCATTTTTGACCGCAAATTTATTTATTTATATTATACTCGATTCGTCGTTAACAGATTTTTCGATCAATGAAAAATGGATTGATCTTTTATCAAGTGTTTTATTATTGGTTTATGGCGGTTATTTTGGCGCCAGGTCCGCGGAAAAAATCGTCAAGTCTTTAAAGAAATAATTCTATTTTTTAAATATTTACAATCTTTTTTTTAAATTTTGTATTTTTGCGATAAATCTTTTAAAATATGTCAATTAGAAACGACGCCTTTTTTTATTTTAAACCGAGCGCATACAAACAAGGAAAAATTTATACACAAATCCCAATTTCGGGACAAGCGGATTTGGACGTTGAACGCGAAACCTATAAAAATAGACTTGCAAAAGGCCAGGTTTTACAAAACATGGATCAAAGTGTTCCGACATTATCTTATATTAAAAAGGAGCGCAATTTATACGGAAAACCACAATCATGTCCCGTTTTAAATATTGAGGAACAAAAATTTAATTATCAATATAATTCACATGATCAAAATACCGGGACTTATTCTTATAGTGGAACGAACGTTGATTTTAATGCTAAAAGATTTATTGACGGATCTAAAATTGCAACCTTTGTCGAAAACTTAAATTCAAGTTCACATGTTAGATCGGATTTTGAATTTTTATCGGAGCAATTTTCAACGAGTTTCACATATTCGGGATATGTTAAAAATCATAAAACATCAAAATTCTTTTATGTTAATATTACAACACAAAGCGAAGATGCCGATTTTCTTTTGAATATTGATTCATGTAATGTTGAATCAGTAAAACATTCAAGCGGTATAAAAGCGGGTGCAAGAATTTACACAATAGACGAGGAAAAAACGCAAGACGTAAAGCAAGACGGCGTGACTCCAAATCCATGGATGCGTTTTGAATGTACAATTGAATTTCCGAACAATCAATATTCGTTTAATCCGATTCCGGTCCGAATTTTAATGAAACCAAAATTTGACAATCTGAATCAACTTGAAGATTTAACTCCTGGCGCAACGTGTTTTTATAATGGGTTTCAATGGGAAAACGATTTGTTTGCGTCAAGTTTAATTAGATCAAATAATTCGGCCGGTTTTAGAGGTCAAGACAATATTTATAAAGAATTTTCCGGCGTAGAATTAAGGCCACAAACAACAATTTTTGCGGATTTTAAGCCGTCAAGATTAATCGATAACAAACAAGGATCATATTTCAGCATAGCAAATTCAAACGGACAAGAACGATTTGATATTTGGGTTTCCTGGAAATATCGAGTTTATTTCCGAAATATAAGAAACGGAAATCAATACTATTCAATTTATGGAGATTTTGATCCGGACCAAAGATTGCGTTGCGTCTTTACAATGGAATCCGGACGTTGTGTTTTATACATGAACGGCCGCAAGATTTACGAAAAAAATTCATGCGAGATTCCGCTCGGAACAAGACATGTTTCATTTCAAAATCACACCTTAACAAATAGGGAAACAATATTTAAAGGCGATGTTCATGAATTTTTTGCTTTGCCGTATGTTGTGACAGAAAATCAAGCGATTAATTTAACACAATACAATCCTTAAAAAACAATAAAATATTTATTTCGTATATTTGAAGAAAATTAATAAACTTTAAAAAAATT